CCACTTCTAACTTTTGAGTAGCGCCTTTATCAACATCTGGAGCTGACATATAAACTGTAGCACGGTTAGTAGATTTATCATAATTAAATGAACTAATTTTATATGCACTTAAAAAATATCCCTTACCTTCTATTAATTGGTATTGTGACCAATCCGCTTTATCAGGTCCAACTTGATATCCATTATATATAATACCATCTAAAGGATTATCCCCTACTTGAGACCATATCATAACTTGATTATTATTAACTCTACATTCTCCTGTAAATTTCCAATAACCGATCCAAGGCGTATTACTATTAACTACAACTGAATCGGGTCTAACCTCAATTCGTTTAACATTAGACTTCATAGTTGGTTGTTTATATTGATTAGTGTCACCTTTTATAGGTTTAGGTGTCCATTTAGCTAGTCCTGATGTTATATTATCCATACTAACGGTTTTACCTTCCACATTCAAAAAATCAACAGGTTCAGCATTTTGTTCGTTACCTGACGGCATTTCTGTCTGAGTATTATTAGGTCTAATATCTGAATTACTTGGCTTTGAACAAGAAACAGCCCCCAATACACTTACAACACAAATAGCCTTTATTAATGTATCTTTTACTGACGCTTCATTCATTGATATATTCCCATCAGAATTAACAGTCACTACTTTAGTATTACCTGCGGGTTCTTGGATTTCAACTTTCATATCATCCGTTACTTCAACACCAGCCTTTTGTAATGCAGTAATTAAATCATTTTTTGAGATTTTATTTTCTTTAACTAATTTAACACCAGAAAGTTCCTTAATTCTATTAAGTTCTTCAGTTAATGATTTAAATTCTTTTTTCATTAATTATAATACTCCGTAGGTAACTTCTCTGATTAATTCCCTACCATCTTCAACAACTAATTTTTTGTCGATTCTTTCTACAAGACCATCTTTAGTTGTGATAACTACTTTTTCGTTATCTTTTTTTTCTTTACCTTCAATTTCAATGAAGTCATTAATATTTTGAGTTTCCATAATTTTATCTTTCTATATAAATAGTTAAATTATTTAATTTCACCAGCAATTATTGCGTTATATATTGATTGTAATATAAAATAACCATCATTATAACCATTCTTTTTTATATCGTTACTAAGATGAACCTCCATACTATTACCAGGACCAGCATTTATTGAGAATAAAGTATTATATGCCTTCTGATAATCTGTGGGGGTATAATCCTTTAAAGGTGTTCTACTATACACTCGATAAAACAGATTATCTTTATTAGTAGATTCTTTAACAAATCCCTTAGCACCTCTTTCAAAATACCCTAACAAAGCCAAAGCTGCCGTATCAATATTGTTTAATAAATCAGGATTTACTACAACATCAACACCTGTATCTTTTTTAACTCTCTCATATAGAGATTTACCAGTTATTTGATTATAACCCCTACCCCTATATTTATAACCATCACCATTTGGATCATCATAAACGGTAATGACTTTACCATTACTATCGGTAATATTAATAGGGTTTAATTTAGCCGTTTTAGCATCATTACCAAGTTCTGTAGCCTTTTTACCTGTCCCATAAATAAAATTAAAGAATGTGGTATCTTTTTTCTTTAATTCATTTATAAATTGAGATGTTTCAATACCATTAGCACCTTCAGTAGTATATGGCTTTAAATTAGCAAAAGCATTAAATGTACTAAATTTATTTGTCCTAGCATATGACGATTCATTTTTAGGTATAAGTCTAGACTCTTTATACGCAATAGCAATCATTGCAGCCTGAACCGCTGAATTATTTATTTTAGTTTTAATCGAATTATAAAAAGTAATAATTTTAGTTTTTAATTCAATATTATTTAGATTACCCCACCAATTAGTATCTTCCTTAGTTAAATATGGTGTAACCGTACCAACACCTTTTTCCAATATTTCTTTTGTTATTGTTGAAATAAATTCACTTACAAATGGGAAGTTTAGACTAGACATTCTAACACCTTCAAAGTTTGTTACAACATTGTTTGGTTGTATTGAATGGGATACTTTCGTTATTAAATATAATCCACTAAATAATGGAATATATCTTAAATAAAAATACATCGTTGGTTGTATCATCATATTACCTAACGATTCAACTTTACAAGTATAACTTCTTCTAGATAAAATAGGGTATATATTATTACCTATTGTTTGAACGGTTCTATTTTCTTTTTGAGATGTTAATTGATCCCAAACCGTAATACTTTCATTTGTTTCCCTAAATTCAGCCTGATCTAAACTAATACCTTTAAACATATTTTGATTTTTAATACCCATATCAACAAAAAAAGCCACCGGATCATTTACTCTATTAGTATTATCTCTAAATGGTGAATCCTTTGGGTTTAAAAAACTACCATTCCCTGAAAAATCAATTTTTATAACATCAGGTAAATGGTTTTGATTTTCGTATTGATATGAAGCATTTTTACCTACATATTGCATAATAAATACCGGTGATGTGGATTGAAAATCCAATGTGGTTGTTGGTTTAAATAAATTATCAATCGATGCTTTGTCTGAAGTCGCACCATTAAAACTAATATATGATGTTAATGGATGAAAAATCATTTCATTCATTTTCGCCAATTCACCTATAATACTATATAAACTATTTTTAGTATTTACTTTATCATAATAATTATATAACACCCTAAAATCTATTAATACTTTGTCACTAATATCCCTATTAACTCTATCAATAAAAAAGAAATGATCGAATAAAGATTCCCTTTTAGAATCGTATTTTAATTCATTATTTGGATCAACATCACCTTCTAACCCCCAACTATATTGATTTTTACCGCCATTAAGTTTATCAATAACCCATTTATCGTTTATGTTTTTAAATGTTTGGTATAAAGACCTTTTTAAATCGGTAGATGTTTTAACACCTGCCGTGTTAGAACCAGATTGGGGATTATTTTTATCACTTTCAATTACACCTTTTTCAATTTCAGTAATTCTTTCTTGGAAACCTCTTAAATAAAAATTTATCAAACCACCACTATTAAACCCATTATAATTTTTGTTATTATATCTAATAGATTTCGTTGGATCATTTGCGAAAGTTTTATTCCAATCACCACCATTCGTCCAATATTTATTTGGGTTTTTATAAATGTCGGATAACCCTTTTGATTTTGCAACCATTTGTATATCACAATTAAAAAACTCGTTAATAATTTGGTAAATCTGAGAGTATTGTTTTTGATTTTTATTTTGATCGGAATATATTGACGGATTACCTTCTTTATCAAATTTTATAAGTTTTTGTGGTTCATCACCATCACTAACAATATTATGGTATAAATCCGTATCTCGGATATCCCCATTATTGACTGTCGGTGCGTTATTCATAATACCAACAATAGATTCAACTAATTGTTGATACGCCAATAAAAACAAAGTTGTATTTACATTATACCCATACGCATTTTTATTACTTGGATCAGAGTTAGGATATTCATTTGTTGTAAATGGAAAATAATATTTATATTTATTATAAAACGGATTTCTATAATCAGTTCCTCCATTAGGATCCATATAGTCTGTATCGTTAAAAAATAAATAACTTAAAGCATTTACCATTTTTGTTTTATGAATCCCATTAAATAATATAAAATCACTAAAATTAAAATCATCAATATTAATAACACCCGGAATATATCTCATAACATTATATCCCATTCTAGCAAATCCCTTTAATACAGAAAATTCTTGTTCTTCAGTTTCTTGTAGATTGTATAGAACAAATTTTAAAGAAGTTAATAGATTACTCGGAGTTAATTTTGTTTTATCAAACACAAAATAATTATCACGTTGATCCATAAATGGCTTAAACATAGGCTCTAATGATATTTTATTAGGGAATGAAAATTTGTTTTCTTTTTCATAAGATATAAATCCATTATTTCCATCGGTGGTAACAGAACCAGCGCCATAATCACCAACACCTAATAAATTACCTGTAACTTCAGGTACAAATCTTAAATTTTGTAATTTAGAATATTTACCCTTTAGCTTTGTTATATCTTGAGTTTCTACAATATCTGTTAAATATTCAGAACTATAATCTTTAATATATTGAAAATTAAGTTTTAAGTTATCAAGTGGGCTAGTTATTGCATTAATAGGATTATTATTATTATTGATTGTTTGTAATATTCCTCTCTTACCCTCTGTGGCTAAATCTCTATCCGTTATCCAATTTAAATTGTTTCTAAGTATAGGTAAAATAGTCTTTATTCCAGTATCACCTAATTGCTTATATAAATTATTAGCATCTACCTTACCAAAATTTTGTATTTGTTTAATAACATTAGGAATACCACCACCTCCGGAATCAACACCATAAGAATTACTAGACACTAATAAAGCATGTTCCACTATTTGTGATAAAATATTATTAATACTCCCACCAAGTATGGGTTTTTTTAAGGTATTACTATCATATTGTTGGGTGTGTATTGGATTAAATAAAATAGGGTTAGTTATTTCAGGTAAAATTGTATTACTTGTACCCGTAACAGCCAACAACTTATTAGTGTATTGAGTTGCACTTAAAAAAGATTCAACAAATTCCTTTTCAGGGTAATCACTAGTGATTATACCATTTAAATCGTCAAAGTAACAAATTTCATAATTATCATTGTATAAAGCAGGCCAAGGAAAAACTTGTTCCAATTCTTTATTATCTCTTTTCGGATTACCATCATTCATTATATCTTTGAAAACTTTTTTCCTTTTATCATTATCAGCGGCTCTTTGCGTTGTTTCCGTTAATAAATCCAAGAATAATTCAAAGTTATTACAAATAATTAACATTATGTTTCTTATTGAAGGTTCAAAACCTAAAAAACTAGTTAATTGGGATTTGACTTCATCGTTTAAATCTTTTTGTATTTCAGTATTTTTACTAGTTATTACGTTTTTTGCGTTATTATAATATTTGTTATACGCATCTATTGTTTGTTGATTTATTAAATCGGTTGGCTTTCCATTGGTTGTAACATTACATTCTAATTGTTGTTTATAATCAGGGAATTCAACAAATAATGAATTCGCATTTATATTTTTAACTTGTTCATTAAACCCTTGATTTAAAATTTCTTCTTTTTTAAGTATAGAGTCATATAATCTTTGTATAACATCAATAAAATTATCTAACGCAGCCTTTTCCCTGAATTTTTTATTGTCTTGACCTAAACTCTCTACAAATGTACTTAAATCTTTAGCCTTATTAATTAAATCAACTAAAGTATAAATACCCGATTGTGGTTCATCACCACCAATAATCGCCCTTATATCATCACTAAACCCAGGAACGTCTTTATATTTATCAATTTGTAATTTATATTTTTCTAATAATCTATCTTTACCTGATTTACCATTTAATGTCATTTGAGACGCTACTAAGCCATATTGAACACTTAAATCAGATAATAACGCATATGTAAATCCAACAAACTCACAGGTTATTTGAAAGTTTCCTGTTGAATAGTCAAATCTAGACGAATATTTTAATAAATGTAATAAGTATTTAACAGCTTTACCATAATAACCTTTAACTTCTAAAACAAACATAGGGTATGGAAAATTAAAAAAAGCCCCATATGGAGAATCTTTAGGGTCTTCATTTAATGCTTGCCCCCTAACATCTGTCATTGTTATTGTTACTCTCGGAACATAAGATGTGTCATATGTTATTTGGACTGAATTGATACCTAACATTTCATCACCATTAGGCTTTCCTGAAGCATCTAATTCAGTCCAATCCGTTGTAAATTTATCTTTATCTTTATTTGGTTTAAGAAAATTAATTCTACCTGAAGCAACTGCTTGTGTTTTAACACCATCAGCGTTTGAAGTCATTATATATGATCTAGGTCTAGTAAAAGCCCTTAGATTACAATACATAATCAAATCTTCTTGATTTACCGCATTATTATTATCAGGATTAGTTCCAAACCCATAGGCAGAATATTCACTACCTCCAATATTTTCATTAGGGTCATATAGATTTAACCCACCAATTGTTTGCACACTCATTAATATCCGTATAAATTAAAGTAATTATTTATTGCCGAATTATAATCTAATAAGCTAGCTTGTAAAGGATATGGGACATTTAATATCGTTTGATCCGGTATGTTAATTTCCAAAGCACCATATTGAGGGTTAGCCATCATTATTAACCAACCATATGTAGGATTACCATAAAAATCATTACTTATTTTATCTAATCTAGAACTACCAACACTATAAAAATATTGTTTATCGGTAGATTTCTTCGGTAATTTAACAAATGGTAATGCCCTATGTTTATTGTTTATAAATGTTTCTTTATATCTGTCCATATTATTATATATAATATAAATACATAGAATATAAAATCCTAATTATTTATCTAGTTTCAAGATCCACCGGATTTTGTTCTTCCTGATTATCCCCAATAAATGGCGGAACTTTAGGTGTTTCCGCATTTGGATTATTCTTTTTACGTATATAAAATTCAGGTGTTGGGTTTTTTGGCACAATTAAATTCCTACCATTAACAGATGGTGTAGATAATGGTTTTAAAGGTCTTGATTCTATTTCAACAACTTCACTTTTCTTTAAAATAGGTTTATTAGCGAAGTTAACAATATCTTGTTCATCTTTACTTAATTTAGCCCTATTATCATATAAATTAGTATTGGCGAAATAATTAAACGATAGAGCATTTTGTAATTCGTTTATTGGACCACCTAATGAACTTCCACCAATATAACTAAACTGAATATCTACATTCGCAATCATTGGTTGCATACCAATACCTTCATAATTCATATCCCAAACTAAAGGATCGTAAGTTATATTTATACCATTTATAATAATTTTAGTATGGTAAAAATCACCAATTCTTAATATACAAACAGGTGGAGGTCCAAAAACAGTATTTGTCACAACACTCGTGTCAATAGAATCACCAGCCTTAGCACATTGTTGTAAAAAGGTTAATCTACTATTAAATCCTTCAGGTGTTGTTGAGTGAAATGCTGGATGAAAGAATTTTAATTTTTCAATCAATTTATCATATAAAAATGGTGAATCTTCTTTTAATTCTTCAAACATATCACATTCTTTATTGAATGGTTGTAAAACACCAGCCCTCAATCTTTCAAATAATGAATTATAATAATCTAATTTTAATTGTAATGTGGCGTTATCCTTTTTAACCTTATCAGCTAAATTTTGTACCGTACCATCACTATATGTTATTTTAACACCGGCACCATTAATAACCGCATATCTATACAAATAAGATTCTTTTGAGTATACAGATCTAAGACCATCTTCATCTTCTAATTCTACTTTAGCCTTATCATTTAAATCAACCGATGGAGTTTCCACCACACTACCTTGATCTAAAGAATTTTTGTTTGCTTGATATTTTTTAACCGATCCATCAAATTTAATTTTTTCTTCAACAATGACTGGTATTTGTTTTTTAACCTGTTCTTTAATATATTTAATTAAAGCTGTTTTTCTTCTTTCCGATAAATTTTTATTATAATTATTCTCAGATACATTTAAATAAGATGTATTAGTTTCGATAGGTATTGTAATATTTAAAACTACAGCATCTTTATTTTGATTAAGTACCTCTTTAATTGTATCACATATTTTAGTAATCATATTATTTAAATCAGTCCAACCATTAGGGATTATATTATCAAAAAAATCCTCCGTTTTTGGTATATCACCCCACGTTTCATCTTCTTGAGCACCAATATACATATTACGTAAATCCAAATAATCATTTTTTAATTTTTCTAAATCTTGGGTTACAAAAGTTGCAGAACATCCTTTAGGGTTAGGATTATTACCCTTTCTTTTTTCAGCTGTACAATCACCAGGTAAATCATTATGGTAATAAACTTTAGGATTACCACTATAAATTAAATCTAACGTTGTTTTATTTTTATTTATTAACGCAACTAAATTGTTTATTTCATCACTAGTGAATTGTTTATATTTTTCTAATAAATCTTCAATTGGATAATTTACACAATCAGCAAAAAAAGCTTCTAATTCACCATCCCCTAACCCATATCCTTGAGCATTAAACACGTCACTATTAAAATGATTTACAATGGATGGATGATCCACAACAATCTTAAATCCTAAAGAACCGCTTCTTGATGAATTATTATACGTATATATTGGTTCAGGCCTACCTACAAATTCATTCGTAGTCCAATTAACGGTAGTATTATCACTAAATGATATATTATACGGCGGAAACCACATAATTCTACCACCATTAGGACCAACTTCACCACAAGGTAAAAATACCTTAGCACCTCTCCAAGCTAAGTTTTCAATTGATAACATATATCTCTTAGCTATTGTTGGGTCAAGCGTCCCTTCTCCATATTCATCAATAATTGAGTTTTGTTTAGTTGGAGCTATTATCGGAATACCATTCTTATCTAATGTAGTGTATTTCGTATCAGTCATTAAACCTCTACCATAACCTCTATAACCTTTTCTAACTAAATCACTTATTTGATTATAGTTATTATCTTTTGTCCATACCCTACAAAATTGTTTATTTGTTTCATTATTAGGCCATTTAACCGCATTACCCTTAGACATACCTCTTAGACTTCTAGTTGAGTTTCTTACAACATCACCTATAATATCATCTCTATTAGCCAATGCTTGTGTTCCACATAAAATACTATCACCATTAAAAGTAAATGACCCTGAAAATTCTATCGTACCATCCCAATTTTGACCATCAGCTCTGAATGGATCATCACTAGTAATAAAAGGATTTGCGAAAGAAGCATTATCTCTTAATGGAGTCTTTGATTCCCAATAAATATCGTCAGTTGATTCTCCAGCCCTTATAGCGATTGTGCTAATTCTACCACCATCACCAGTCCCATCCGCATTACTATCATACTCTACAAAATTATCACTTAACTTACCACTACCTAAACCACTATTTCTTGGACTGTCATTTAATCTTACAGGGTCAGTATTATCAACCACGTAATTAGAATCAGGTTCTTTAACAGGTAGTCCTAATATACCACCAATTTTCTGTGCGGTAGTATATCCCCTTTGACTATCAATATATAAATTAGATTTTGGTTTTGGTATTATTGCCGAAAACAAATCTAACGTATCAGGATCTCTTAACCATTCAGGAGTAAATTTATTATAAGATATGGTATTATACATCTTAAATAATTGTCCTGTGCTCGTATATCTCAATAATGTTTTATTTCTTGGGATATGCGGTGGAACTAATTCTTCATTATTAGTATCACATTCTGTTATATCACCACCAAATATATTTCTACCAAATAAAGTATTTATACCGTTTTTAATCGTATTAACAACACTTTTACCGATACTTTCTTCAGGTATTGGACTTATACCCGGATCGATACCTGATAATCTTCTAACCACATCAAAAGTAGTTAAAAACCCCGGTAATGTTGTAATATCATAACTTAAAGTAAATGGCGGCGCTTGTCCTTTTAATAACGCCACACCAGCACCCAAAGGATCGTTCATAGCGTCAGTTACGTTACCATACCTACCCTCAAGTTCTTTTGTTTGAGCCCTATCAATCCTATTTAATATTGTTTGTTTTAAGAATATATAACCACCTTTACCTAATTCAGAATCTCCTTGAACAGATAATGGTAATCCATCCGAAGCTAAATCAGTTATTAAATTAAATGTCGCAGGTAATTCTGATTTACCATTAGCATTGAAACCATAACTTAAATCGTTTTTAGTGAATTGTGTTTGCCCAATAAAAGGTGTTAAAGATTCGCCAGCAGAATTAGTTGGCTCACCAAGATTTATTAAATAACCATCAAGTGTTCTTTCATTAGGTAATTGAATATCGTTTTGAATATCAACCTGAGTTCTTTCTACGCTTGAAAACTTGTTTATTTGTTCTGAATAATTATAATTTCCTTGTTCTCCGATTACAAAATAACCATCAACAGGGTATTCATCACTACCTGTCGTATCAGGAACTTGTCTTATTTTTTCTAAATCAACATCTTTACCAACATCTTTTGTTGTGTATTTTATATATTTATTAGCATCTTTACCTTTATTCGTTAATTCAATTTGATTGTTTGTTATTGAATCAACACCTGGGGTATTATTCACCATTAAATTACCTAAAAATGACGCTCTACCTATTTGAACTTGTGTCACATAATCAATAAAAAAATCTATACTACCGGTATCGGCATTTGATAAATCCTTTATTAAAATATTTTGGAATAATCCAGCACCATATCTATTAATAAACTCAGGTATTTCTAAGTTTTTAGTTAATAAATAAGTCTTTGTTGGCTCAATAAAATCATCCAACTTAGAATTAATTACGTTTCTTAAAACATTTGCAACCGCACCATCAGTTTGTAAGTCATCAAATAATGCGTTATATTGTCTTGACCCTGAATTAAGGTATTGTAACGCATCGGCTTCAGATAAGTTTTTAAGTATTTGGTTTTTTTGATTTTTTATATCCCCTCTAAGTTGAGGGTCTGTAATAGCGTTATCATCAATTAAAGTTGTTTTAATTTGATTTACGTTATTTCTTGTAGGTAAATCTTCAACTATATCAAATAAATTGTCAATAACATTTCTTCCGTGATAAGCAACCAAGTCATTTGGTTGGATATTTTTGGTTACTTCGTTTTTTTGCGTTTGTATTTGTGTCTCAATTAAAGGATCGCCAACAGGATTTTCCAATCCAGTAGGGACAAGATTCTTAACATTATTTATATTTAATAACGCAGTTTTTCTAATAGCGTCATCAAGTATTTGATGATAATCATCCATTTTATCAGGTGATATATCAAAACCTAATAATTTGGCAATTTGTATTTTCGCTTCGTCTGTTAATTTGATATTAGAGTTACTCATTTACAATAAATAAATGATTTTTAATTTTTATACAGTACCATTCATTAATTCAGTCATATTATTTGAAACTAATTGTAAAACAGCGTATCTAAAATCAGGACTACTAGCCAAATCATTTCTCATATCAGCAGTAACACCCATCCCTAAATCTAATTTTAACGTACCACTAATATTTACGTTAGCATTTAAACCATTAGCTACTTTATTTTTAGGTACAACTAATTCACCTGGTGTCAATCTAGCTAAAACATTATCCACACCAGGTGGTCCTTGAACAACCCCGCCATTAGCATAACCAGGTATTTTTATATTATTTATTTTAGCATATTCTGCAATAGTAGTTTCACCCTGATCTAAATCAGGTAAAAGCCAACTTTTTGTAGCCACTTTATTATATGCAACCGTAAAAACACCGGCTATTACATCAGCTAAACTACTCAATACATCACCTAAAGTTTTGTTCCTAGTAGGGCTAAAAGCACCGGCTATAAAATCACCTAAAGTTTTAACACCATCAATTAAACTTTTTAGGAAATTATCAAGCCCACCACCTTCAATCATATTACCAATCACATTTCCAACACTTTCCATCGCCTTAGTTAAATTTTCGGCAAAATTAGTTCTATCTAAAACAGCGATAAGTTTATCCATTATTGGTGCAAACCCAGCCTTTAAAATTTCAAATAAATTTTTCATCTTATCAAAGAATGTTAATCTTTGAGTTGCGGCGTCCGCCAATCTATTTTGCTCACCAATAGCTTTCTTTAAACTACCAGGACTTAAATTTTCCAATAATTCCATATTGTCCCCAACTAAAATCTCAAACTTTCCAGTCCCTTTATTTAATTGAGCTAAATTTTTTATTGATTCCTGTTGAGTCTTATCAAATTCAAATAAATTTTTCACTTGACTTAAAGCCTTTTCTTGTCTTGCTAGTGCTAAAGCACTTTCAGTCATTTCATCAATAGATATACCTGTCGCTTCAGCAACTTTTCTCAGCCTATGTAATTCTGCGGCGGGTATTTTAAATTCACCTGACGCTTTATCAAACATAGCAACACCTTTAGTTGCTTCAATTAAGGATTTTTGTAATCCTTCCATATCATTTCTTGCCTGATATATCAACTGCATTGGATCACCTAAAGCGGCGAAACTACCACCTAACACTTGTAATTGTGCAGACAATTCAACAGCACCTTCCAACTCAAATAATTTTTCAGATAAACCAAATACAGATTCCATACTCATTTTAACTGACGTTGCGGTTTGAGCCATTTGAGCTAAGTTTTTAGCCCCATCCTTGAAACTATATTTTTGAGCTGTTTTTAAACTACCTTCAATATTTTTTAATACTTTAGATGAGTTTAACCCAAGTTTTTGATTGGTGATGAAAGTTGTTTCAACTAAATCTTTAACATCGGTCATATTATAACCAAAGGCCTCAAAAGAAGCTGCCATTCTACCCGCACCATCAGCACCTAAGTCAGTTCCAAGTGCAATTTCAGTCATATCACCCATCATCTTGCTAGATAATACAACACCCCTACCTAAAGCATCGTTATAAGCTTTCTGACCCGCCAACATATCAGCAATATGAACACCCATTGCTTGTGTATGAACAGCAGTTAATGCGGCTTGATGTCTTAAATTCATCATCTGTTCTGATGTCATACCAACATCAACGGACAATGCTCTAGCCGCTTTATCTAACTTATCGTAATAATTAATGAAGAAGTCTTTAATTTCAGAAAATATACTACCAAGTACGCCGGCAACCGGAACCATTCTACCTATAAGTCCAGCCATTGCCTTACCACCAATTACGGACCTACCAACACTATCAGCAGCCGCTTGATTTTCAGCATATTCTTTTTGTTTTAATTTAATTATTTTTTCTAATGTTTCTTTTTCTTCGTCTGATGCTTTTTTTGCTTGTTTCTGTAAATCTCTTATTGAACGATATAGGTTATCGTTTTCTTTTTGCATTTTACGATAAGCCTCACCCGCCTTTATATTTTCTTTTAACCCATCAAATGTTAGTTTTCTTGTCTTACCCCTTAATTTGTATTCCTCATCTAATAACTCATTTTCAATTCTTTTTAAATCATTTAATCTATCTAATAACTCTTTTTGTTTTTCAATCTCTTCAGTACTAGCGTTTTGAAATGAGTTAGTTCTTTCAATATTAGCATTGATTTGGGTAACTAAATCATTAATTTCCCTATATATATTTAAACTTTCTTTAGGATCTCCACCTGTCGCCATAACTTTTTAACTATTAAGGTTTATTTATTACAACCAATGGAAATTGAAATTTCTTATATCTATTTTTATCCACAATATCATTTAAATCCAACGTAGTTAGATATCCCATATCATAAGTATTAGGTGTGTATATAACCCCTGAAGTTGGTGATTTTTTATTATAAAATATATCATTAAAACTAACTAAGTATTTATTATTTGTCGGATAAAAATTAACGTAAAATAAATCAGGCTTACCAATATCCGATTTCATTATAACCTTACCTTTATTAAATATTTCTTTTATTTTTTGATAATCACCCACACTAACTTTAAGATATTGAAAACCGCTATAAGTATTTCTAGTGCTAAAAGATATAGTTATTTTATCACCTTTAACCGTCCCACCATCTTCATCACGAGTTTCTTTCGATCTAGGGATTTTGAAACCTATTGAATCTGCAGCAGCATCAACATTTTTATTAGCTAATCTAGCCCCACCAATACCTTTATACTCTTTAGGTGATCTAATAAATCCTGGAGTTAATTGCTTACCAATATTAGCAATTTTAGAAGCAACTCTACCACCACCATCTCTAGTAATTTTAAAATCATCCGCTTCTTTTAATATTTCATTAAATAAATCTATAAGTTTCATATATATAAATATTGTTAAATAAAAAAACCACAATTATTTATTGTGGTTTTCCATATCTTCAAATTGTTTCATAACCCTACCAATTAAATATCTTTTTGTTTTAACAGGCATAGATAGAAAATCATTCCAAGTTATATTTCTATGATGAGATAAAAAATCAAATTCATCATATAAGTTTTCTTCACTATTCAAAATCAGGCCAGAAGAAAGAAAGACTGATTGGGACTGAAGTACGAAAAAATTCTCCGCTTGGAGCCTCAACCTCCAAGCCTAAATCTAACCCAGGTTCTACCCTATTATATTCTTTTCTAATAGCGGAACTATCACCAATTCTCATATTTAATATAAATTGAGCAATTCTACCTTTATCTCTATCACCATCAATTTCCATTATCATTCTTTCTAATTTTTTTGTTGATGTTTCATCAACATAAAATTTCATCATTTTCTTTTTCTTTTCAATCTCCTCATCAATTGATTCAATATCTTTAGTTGTTAATAATCTAAATTTAATGGTGGATTTTGATAGGGGTAATTTCATAGTGTATTCACTATTATTATCAGGTTCAACCAATTCTTTGTATTTTATATTAGTTAAATCAACCTCATATTCAAATTCGTTACCTGTTTTAGGGTCAATCAATTTAACAGGGTATATATTACCATAACCACTTGTTCTTAAAAAAATATAAATAGCATCCCTATCACCAGGTAATAATTCATTGTGTTTAATATCCTTATCCATTATTTTTCTTTCTAATAAAACGTCTAACGCTTTACCTGATTTAAGTAAATTTGGCGATAATAATATGTTTTCATCAGCCGCGGTTAAATATGATACTTTAACAGATGATTTTTTATTTGCGTAAAATAAACCTTCGCTTGGTAAGGGTATAACGTCATATGGTTCATTACTCTCTTGAGCGGCACCAATAGCTTTTAACTGATCTAAATTTTTTATATCTAATTCCATACACTATATATATGAAAATTTTACTTTTTGTAAATATTTACTTATTTACCATAATAAGGATTAGGGTTTAATCTAGATTGCATTTTTTGTCTTAACTCTTCACTTCTATTAGGATAATTAGTTTGAACTCCTTGAGTTGGTTGAGTTTGATTAGGTGTTTGTTTAGTTTGAACTCCTTGATTTGGTTGCGGTTGATTTGTTTTTTTCTTAAAAAATAAATTAGTATCTTTAGAAAAACTACTTTCATTTATCCCTAACATTTTTTCATTTACACCTAAAAATTCTTTTAAGAAATACATATATTTATACGCCTTTTCCACCAAACTATTTTTTTTATTTCTTCCGGCAGATGAAAATAACCTTTCTAAATCCTTTATTGAATTTTCAATATTTTTATTTATCTCTAATCCCTTATTTTTTAGTTTAACAATTTCTTTACTTGAGGATTTTTCATTTTTACCTGTATAATTTAACGTATTTCCTTTCAATTTTAAAGATAAAAAATAATCGTTTTGAGTTAAAAAATCATTTAAAAAATGTAGATAATCAATCACCTCTATTTTAGGTGTTGGGTATAAGTTATATAAATCGTTTATAGAGTTTTTAATTTTGTTATCTACACTCCCCCCAATACTTTTTAATTTAGTTTCATCACCTAAATTCTTTATCCCTTGATAACTTGTTATTTTACCATCACCTGTCACAATATTTTTAATATTTGATCCAACACCTTTAATTTGTTTAGTTCCGGCAGATACTTTAGCACCTAACCTATCAAAAAAACCTTCATTTAATAAAGTGTTATATTGTTCTTCCGTTATTTTAATTTTCATAATTTTAAAATATATTTTTTTATCTAAAGTAATTAGGTCTAATAGAACCACTAACATTTTTATTGAATCCAATACCGGTAGGTTTTTGAGACGCAGTTTCCTGATTTCCGGATTGTGTTGTTTCACCCTGTCCAGGTTGATTATCATCACCTTGTCGATTCACTTGATTATTTCCTCCTTGTGATGGTTGATTTCTACCTTGAGTTGTTTGCCCTCCTGATTTACCACCACCTTTAACTACACAATCATAAGCTTGAATAAATAAATTCATAGGTGCTTTAACACTACCATAAGCACCTGTTAAACCAATATCTTCTTTATACGCCATAATAATTCTACTTACTAATGATATCGCTTTAGCTATTGCTTGAGCATTTCTACTTCTAGTTATTTTAGGATCTTCAGCTTCTTTTACTAATTGTTCAAATGGAATTACTTTACCGATAGTCGCTCTATTCTGAATAATTAAATTACCTATTTGCATCATATCCTCTTGAGCCGCCATAAATGTATCTTTACCTTGTGAAATTGAAGTATTTACTAACGATTCCATAGGTTTAACTAATGCAGATACATTGGCTTGTTTAAATGCTTTAACTACTTTATTCCAACTATTCACAGCATCTGTTTCTCCAACTTGTAAAACCCCACCTTTAGGTGCGTTTGTTTGAGTTACGTCAGCAGCATTTGCCGTATTCCAAGCAGCACCCGCTTCTTGTAATTCAATAAACTCTCTAAGTATATTATGAACAACTGAATCAATACTAGATTTTAATTGTGATTGGGTTAAAGGTTTAGAACCGGGGAATCTACCTTGTTTTTGTTGTGTTGGTTGTGGTTTATTTGTTGGTTGTGGTTTATTTGTTTGTGGTGATGTATTTGTTTGTTTAGTAGGTATTTTAACAACACCCCTATTAATCATTTCATTTAACTGAATTGTCGCTTTAATTAAGTTTTTAACACATTCAATATTCACACCTGTTGCGTCACCTAATTTGGGTTGATTACCACCTGTCACATCACCTTCACCAGTTGTTTCAATAATACCTGATGATGGATTTTGTTCTGTTGGTTTTAAATTAATTAATGATTGGTATAAATCATTTAATGTTTTAGCTCTTGATTGTTTCTGTCCTTTAATTCTCATACCCTTTACAAGAATACCCGCCGCCATCAAACCAATACCTAAAGCACCTACAATTGGAGATGCTGAACCAGCCGCAGTTTTAACTAATACTTTCTTTAATACCGGTACAGTGACTTTTTTTGCAATTGTTTCCACAACCGAAGCACCTGGAACCGTTACTAAAGTATCTCCAATAGATCTACCTGTCCCAGCCCAATTTCCTTTGAACATTTCACCTAAATTTTTATAACTATCAGGATTACTTTTAATTTGTTCTAAAACTTGTTTAGCCGCATCAGGGTTTCTAAATATACCACCTTGCTCCGTTAAAGCCCCAATACCTTTATCTAAATCACCATTACCAACTTTTGTAACGGCATCTAAAAATTGTTGTGGGGTTGAATTTGGATTTAATCCAGCACCTTCAAACATATTTAACCATTGAGTTAAACCTTGACCTGGTTGTATTGTCCCAATAGTATTTTTTAAATATTTAACTTTTTCTTCTTCTGTTGGAACTTCAATGAATCTTTGTCCCCAAACTGAATCCATTAACCAACTTAAACCACCTAAACTAACACCAAGTCCTGATAATAATAAAGGTAATTTATTTGATTTAAGTGTATCTATTCTAGTTGAACCGAATTCACCTGTTTTACCCGCTTGTGATAATCTAGTACTTCTTGGTTCAGCCTCATCTAATAATTCATCTTCAGTTATTAAATTACCATCAATAATTTCACTATCCATTATACTAAAAGCCGCACTTAAATCAGTATCTAAAAACTTTTTAACGTATTCTCTTAAATCAGTAATAATAAGATTAGCTGCGTCAATAGGTAAAAACTTAGTATCTGTTGGGGGTAATTTAGTTGCCGCTACAATAGAATCATAAGCTTGTGAAACTAATATTATACACCTTAAAAACGATACCCTTGATTTGTTATTTGGGAATTCAGGATCTATACCACGAATGTCTTTATCTAATTGTTGGATTATTTCATTACCTTTTTTCATTAGTAAATCCCTAACCTTACTTTCAGATTTAGCTGTTTCTTGTGTTTTACCCAAGATTTTACCATTAGCCTTATATCTACCTAATTTTGATAATGTGTATTTAGTTGTTTCCCACCAACCTTCATTTAATACTTCTTTGTTAATATCTTCTAATATTAAATCTATTTCTTGTGATTCCGTTAGAGGTTGAACCCCCATCACTTTTCTATTTCTATTGATTTCTTCAATTAAAATTTTACTCATACATATAAATAGATACAATTATAAAAATAAAAAAACCCACTACATCTTTTTACGGATAAGTGGGTTAATTCTAAAACCAACAAAGAATTATATTGTATATATAAGATACAATTTATATTTGTAAATATGTAATATATTATATTTATTTGTGATTATTTTATTATTTATTCCATTCATCTTTTATTTTTTGGAATAATTCATCCAATGTTTCAGCGTTCCAAACCCTTACAATACTACCATCAGGGTATTCAAATTCAGCTTGTGGTACCCAATTAACACCTGTTTCTTCAACAGCAACATCCCAACCCTGATACAATTCACTTTCTAAAGCTTCATAAGGAATATTATCGTTATCTAACATACCTTTCATTTCAATACAGTCTGGACATCCAAATTTTGTCCAAATAAACAATTTTTTCATACTATTAATTTATTATATTTATTTAATCTTTCTTTACTGATATCAATATATAATTCATTCATATCAAAACCAATATAGTTTCTATTATTATTGTAAGACGCAACTCCACTTGAAGCAACTCCATTAAAAGGATCTAAAACTAAATCACCTTCCCTTGTAAGCCATTTAACAAAAAATTCAGGTAATTCAGGGTTAAATGGCGCTGGATGCCTTCCTGAACTTTCATCTCTTACAGTCGCAGCTGTATTGAATTGAAATAATGTTCCGGGAACTTTACCCAAAGGATTTACATTCACCTTTTTCTTTTTTGTGTTATCAGTTAAACCATTTTCATCAATAACATCATTCGCCATTACTTTATAGTCAAATCGTTTAACGGAAGCTTCCGCATATGGTTCTCTAATAGCGTTTGTATCACAATAAAAATCTTTTGGTGATTTTACAAAATGAAAGATATATTCAATTCTATCATTTAATCTTTTATTACCACCAGTCGGTAAAGCGGCTTTCTTACCCCAAATATATCTATCGTATAACTTGAAATCTGTTTCTCTAACAATACGACAAACCAAATCCATAACATAAATACTTCTCTCACCATTAGATACCTTATCATTTATATTCATAATAAATGAACCATCATCGGCTAACTTATCATAAAAATCTTTAATAACCGGTATAAACCAATCAGCGAAAGTATTCTCATTATATAATTTAACTTTCTTACCATAATTTACCGTATTAGCATAATCAGGTGACGTGACAATAAGATTAATTGACTTATCATCCATCTGTTTAATCAACTCTTCCGTTAATCCTTTATGTATTTTATTTATTTCCAAACCCATCTTCTAATTCCCAATCCAAAGGGACTCCATTTTTATGTTCAAATCTTTTTTGTAATTCACCTGTTTTTATATATTTGTTATAAAACTCTGGATTGTACATTTCAATCAACCTTTCATCCCAAGAGATTTTATCTATTCTTCTCAACAATTCAATCCAATGTTCTTTAATTAACCCCTTTTTAAACTCCCCATTTATTAGTTGGAAATTAATGACATTAATTAAATGAGGTATTGTCATATCCTCAGTTTTTTTAATTTTAATTGGTTCTCTCATTCCACGTATTATTATATTTTACCTTACTCTTTTCCTTAGTAAAAACAACCCAATAACAATGATATTTTCTCGCATGCATTTGAACTTTATGTTTACCTGATAATATTCTATTTTTAGTTGTTTGAATAAACAAATCCTTACAATAAAATCCGTGTCTTATACCATAGTTGATTACTTCAATGTGTGACAAATATTGTTTTGATGAACTAATAGTATCTTGACATTTTACAATTAAAACACCATTATCATTTATAATTCTTGAAAACTCCCCTATTGCAGCATCATAGAATTTCCACAATTCTTCAATGTTTTTAAATGAACCAAACCTGCTTGATATTATATTTGAACCCACCTTACCTTTAGAAGTATTAGGTGTCCCAACGATAAATGGTGGATCGAACATAATACTATTTACTGAATTATCAGGTAGTGGTAGTTTATCCGCAGATGCTTGAATTGTATCTTCAGTTTGTGGGTATAAATCAAACTTATGTTTTGGTTCCGGTATAATTGTTTTCTTATAGAAATTACCTTTAGAATATGTCGGATCCACATCTATTTGCCTAGATGGAATATAAAGTTTTAATATACTATCAATAATAACTGATTGTTCATCCGATACGGTTTTAATAACATCCTTATTTGTTCTTGCAAATTCTATCATTTATATATTACCTCCGTGATTGTTTCTATTACACCATAAGTATCTAACTTACTTTTTAGTTCTTTCGCTTTATTAAGATACCAAGCAGCTTTTTTAGCATCTTGTTCCAATGGTTGATTTGGTTTATCACCCATACGCATTTTATACTTAAAAGCGTTCATCTCACAAAAAGCAATTGTTTTTTCAACACCCCAAATATCTACCATCATATCAATAACTTCTTTACTAAAAGTATTGTAATGGTTTGGGTGATTTACGTGTTCATATTCCTTGTTTTCCATATATACAAGGGTAATAAAAAAAATGTAAAAAGAAAATCTATTTATAATACACTAGATAGTGATGTTAATTTTAATAAGGCATCCAATATTGACCTACAATTACCGAAATCAACATTAGTTAAAATACCATTTAATTTATCAAATAAAGCTAATAGGGATAATATTATGGCTAATCTAGCCTTTGTTTTTTCACCCACAATTTGTAGTATTAAACCTTGTATTATCAACCATATATTATCAGCAACTAAATTATATATCTTACCATATATTTGAGTTATAATACTTTTAATCATATCAAATAAAGATTTTGTGTATGTCTGTAAAAAGCTTTCAAAACCTTCGTTCCAATCACCACCACCTAATTCAGTTAATATAGCAAATAGCATTATTACTTTTGGTGATAATAATAATCTACTCATATTATTAGGTATTTGTTGAATTATGTTTAATCTAAAATTTATATTTAATGTAGGTAAAGAACCAGGACTTTCATTTATTGGATTTCCACCAACCCCATTAGCATTATTTTGATATGAATTATTTAATACACTATCAATGCTATTTAATACGCTATTTAATTGGTTTATTTCATCGTTTATCTGACTATAAGCATCCAACACAGTTTCATTTGTTATTGGTGTTTGTATAGGCTGACAAAGGATTTGATTTATTTTATTTGTAAAATCATCAGATATAGTATCATATTCATTGTATTTAGCAATTCTTTCAGCTAATATTTGACTTAAAGGTTTTCCTTTATTATTTAATAAATCTACTAATATAGCGTCTTTTTCTGTCTTATTTTTACCCACATCATTCAATGTCGGAGCACAAGCATTTCTTACATCATTAATCAATCTATTTAAAAATTGTAATCTTTTCTGTAATTCTTTATTTGGTTTTTGAGACATACTAAATAAAGATTTGAAAAACTCATTATCAATAATAGTAAGTGAATCTACATAATCATTCACAAATACACTTACAGGTTGATTCGCGTATTTAGGATTTATTCTAAAACTTAAAGATTGTGTTGATTGATTAAAACTTATATTTGTTAGTAAATCTTGCCAAGATGATGTCCCCGCCGAACCATTTAATGTATCATAAATAAATCTATTCAATCCATTATTTATTTCATAAGCCCCACTTACATCATCTAATGGACTAGTTTTTAATAAGAAAAAATAATCTATACTCGATATTGAGAATTCAATATCATTTGAACCATTTGTATATTCTGGTTTTACAACAAAGTCATTATTACAAAAGAAAGATTTAAGTATTACTTTTTTTAAACCTTCTTTAAGATTTGTATTGATTGAATCTATATCACCTAATACTGAATTTAGAACTTCTTGGACGGCCTGTTTCTTACCTTTCATTGTCCCAAGTAAATCCATAAGAAAATCAAATGGATCATCTTTAGGTGTTCTTAATGAAGGTAATGAATAATTTGTTAATTGTAATACGAGCTTTTCTTTTTTTAATTGCTCAATTGTAATTAAAAAGTTTTGAACCCTATCGAGTATAAGTTTTTTATCTGCCTGTCCGGTATTAGCCATTATTCACCACTAATATTTATCTTACCTTCTTTTATTTCTTTAACCAATTTACGCATTTCGGCTTTTTGTTCTTTTGATATTTGTTTAATTGAAGAATCATCATTTTTAATACTACCTTTCTTATTCATAATATCAGCCATAAGCTTAGCTAATTCAATTTTTTTACCGATTGAAGAATCTATTACTTTTAATAATTCGTTATTGATTTTACCAACCATAGCTATATCACTATTCTCTTCAACATTTTTTAAATACTTGTTGAGTAATCCTAAAGCCTTATTTCTTTGGTCTATGGTTTCATTATATGCTTCTTGAAGTAATGAGGTTAAACTCTCATCATTTATTTCTAATTTTTGCTTTGCCATATATATAAATAGATCTATAATATATTTTATATATAGCTGGTCTAGGTTCTAGTTATTATATAAAGCTATTATGATCTAGGTTCTAGTTATTATATATATATTATTAATTATTAAGGTCCTGGTCAATATAAATATATAAAGCATAAAATAAACATTTATTTATTTTTTATTGAAAAATATTATATTGTTATAGATGATAGAATTAAATGAAATTTCAAAAGTTAAAGCTCTTGATATATTAAAAAGTTATGTAGGTGATAACCCTTATATCTTGGAATTAAAAAGAACAAGAGAAAAGAAATCATTCTTACCTATAACTGAAAATCAAGCAAATTATATTATAAATAACCATACTTTTCAAGTAAAAGAAGTAAATAAGTTTTTGGATTTAACTAATTTCTTTAGGAACTCTTTAATGAGACAATTTAATATTACAACTCAAATAGATAAAATCCTAATTGAAAAGATTGTTGGGGAACAAGAAAAGGTATATCATGCTCAAGTTAAATTACTTAAAAATAGGGATTCTGAACTTATTTGGCTACCAAAAGCTCAACTAAATGAAGATTTATTTAGGGTTATACCTGAAGTAAATGTAGAATGGGATAGATACTCTTCAAGGTTTCCTATGAAACATCAAGAAGAGGCGATTATTAAATTATTACAAAATGATAAGTTCTTATTATTAGATACTCCAGGTCTAGGTAAAACAGCCTCATCAATTATCGCTGCTTTGGAATCTGACGCTAAAAAAATATTGGTTATATGTCCAGCATCGCTTAAATTAAATTGGAAAAAAGAAATATCTATATATGATGATTCTGATAATGTATCAATTATTCAAAGAGAATGGAAACCTAATAAATGGACAATTATAAATTATGATATCTTAGATAAGTTTAATACAATTGAAAAACCTAAAAAAGGGAAAAAACCTAAGTTCAAGTTCCAAGAATACGATGAGGTTGCTGTTAATAACCATATATTAAATGAAAAGTTTGATTTGATTATTTGTGATGAGGCACATTATTTAAAATCATCAAGTTCAAATAGAACAAAACACGTTAAAAAAATAGCTAAAACAATTAAAAAAAGGTGGTTTTTAACAGGAACACCAATCACAAATAAACCTGTGGATTTGTTTTCATTATTATCTATGGTAGAACATCCACTATCAACCAATTATAATTCATTCCTATATAGTTATTGTAATGCTAAAACTATGATGATTAAAGGTAGAAGAATTATTAAAGCTGATGGTGCTTCAAATTTAGAAGAATTAAATAGAAGAATTAAACCTGTTTCAATTAGAAGAAGAAAAGAAGATGTATTAGATTTACCTGATAAAATTATTTCACCTATATACTTACAATTAGATGATGATGATAAAATTGATTATGATTCATCTGTTGAAAGATATATTCAAATGAGGGAAGAACAAGGTAAGAATGTTTCATACGCTAAAAAACTTGTTGAATTATCTGTTTTAAGAAGATGGGTTGCTGAAAATAAATTAAAGCATACCAAAGAACTTATCAATAATTCATTAGAATCGGATAAAAAAGTAATTGTATTTACCGATTATACTTCAGTTGTTAATACATTAAGAGAAGAATATAAAGATATTTGTGTTGTTATTAATGGTGAAACAAGTCAAAAGGATAGACAAAAGGCTGTTGAGGATTTTCAAAATAATCCAAATGTTAGATTGTTTATTGGTAATACCGTTGCGGCTGGTGTTGGTTTAACTTTAACTGCTGCTGAAGTTGTTATTGTGAATGATTTAAATTGGACACCTGCAAATGTGGATCAATCATTAGATAGGGCTTTCCGTATTGGACAAACTAAAGACGTTATTTGTTATTTCCCACTATTTGATGATACAATTGATACTATTGTGTATGAAGTATTAGATAAGAAAAGAGACATTATCAATATGGCTATTGATGGCGTAATTGATAATAAAGGTGTAATTGAAGAAGTAATTGATAGATTGGATAATAAGTATAAAAAGTAATTACTTCAAAGCGTTTATCAAAGCCAATTTAATAGCATTAGATAATACTGTTTGTTTAAATGGAACTTCTTCATTTATTTCAAGCATCATAGCATTTGTAGATGTTTTATAAGTTCCAGTTCCTTCCATTATTCTAATTCCGTTTATTACTTTAACTTTAATTTCCGTAATTTTATTTTGTAAGGCAAATCCAGCAATTCTAAATGTATTTTCGGGTAATCCAATATAGGTTATTTCAACATATATTGGTGATCCGTCTTGACAAATATCAAAACCTTTATCTTGTAAAAGATCCTCCGTAATTTGTTTAATACCAAATAATACGGATCTATTCTCAATAGATTTCATTTCAGTTTTATTATAAACTGAATCAACTTTTACACATTGTCCAAATGAAAACAATGGAAGGAATAATAACCCAAATAATAAACTTTTAATTGTCATAGCCTGTTCTTATTATATAAAAATTAGTCACACCACCATTTGTTAGTGGTGATGACGTAGTTGTTTGAACTCCCGGATATGTTAATCTCAAATCCGTTACTGATAACCTAATTGTAGAATGTTCCGTTTGTGTATATATTCTATAATTTGGTATAGTCCAAATCAATCCTCTACGTTTTTTTATTTGTAAATAAATATCTGAAACTGAAAAATTATTATCAGTATTTAAATCATACCTAAAATAATCAGCTCCGTTAATAGTTCTTTTATTAAATATAAGGTTGTTATTATCTAAAGCATTAGTTCTTTGTGGTGCTGGTATAGATAATGTATCTAATATTATTCTCCACTCAATAGAAGGGTTAGATGATCTTAAAATTGAATAATCCCCACTTGTATTCGTTAATACTGTTGTATCTAAAACCCATGTCCCATTTGATGTTATATAATCAAATTCCAATACATAGTTAAGCATCGCTGAGTTTGGTAAGTCATTCCATCTACCACCACTCACAAACTGAGCATAATCTTCTGTTCCTGAATTATTAGGCTCACCACCATTCCAATTAGAATAAGGGTAAATACCAAATCTATAAGCATTAAACATATAACTTCTATTCACTTCATCGTCTGTCCAAACTGTATTAGATACTTGAAATGAACCTAATCTAGCGTTAGCAAATGTTCCATCACCCATATTTGTATTACATTTAGACGCGAATGTATAATATAATTGAGAAGGATACTCTCTTACATAAGATAATGACGCAAAATTAGTTCCATTTAAATATCCTTTTAATTGAGTTCCTGAATGTGTTAAACATATATAATTCCATTGATTTAATGTTATTGTTGTACTTACACTTCGTAATCCACTTCCACTCCAAGTTCCACATCTTAATGTTCCTGTTGAACCTGATACATTTGTTATTTCTATTTGAGAATCATACCAATTAGCATCAACTATCGGAGAACCTTGTTCTGATATTAATACACCAGCATCTGTTGGATAACACCATAACATTAAACTAACAACCCCTGAATTAAAATAACTTCCAAGATTTTCAGTCATCATATATTGATTCGTTCCATTAAATGAAATATACTTACCTGATGTTGCAGTATATGTTGGGGTATTATATAAGGTAGCGTTAGTTCCTTTAATTGTATTTTTAACTAACGTAGGTGATGTTGTTTTATATGAGTTAGTATCAGCAATATCATAATTAGCGACTAAACTTGTCGTAACCGGTAATTCAGTCCATCTAAACCCCCCTAAAGGTTCTGAAAAGAAATATCCACTTGTTTTGTCTTGATAATACCCAAACCACCCTGAAGGCCATGTTCCAAACACAAATGTATTTTCAGCAGCATTAGACATTGTAACTAAATGTCCTCCCATACTTTCACAAGTAGATTTAGAACCTAACCAAGTATTAGTTGTTGTTGAACGATAATAAGAATGACCATTATAGTTTGTTTGAGATGTAAATCCTGTAAGGGCTGATGTTGTTCGTTTCCAAAATTGTATTCTTATATTAGATACACCCACATTATTTATACCAAACACCCTACCTGTCTGAGAAAAGTTTTGACCTTTAACAACTGACGATAATAGTAGTAAAAATAATAATATCTTTCTCATAAAGTTAATTTAGCTCCGAATAATACTTGATAATTTATTAGTTGTTCATTTACCGAATATGTGGTTCCAGCCGTTAACCCAAATCTAAATGATTTAGTCAATTTATAGTTTATATTCATAAATGGAAGTATCAATGGTTTAGATTGAAAGATACTTTCGGTATAATATTTCATATATGGAACATATACCGCTACTAATATAAATACAGCATCTACCTTTTTAGTTAGTTGTCCTCTATACATTCCACCACCAAGAGTTAATAAAGAAGTTAATGTTTCTTTATTTAACGCTCCATACATATATCCAGCACCATATAACCCAGTAAATTTTTTTACGTTATCTATTCTTATAAATACTAATGTATTACTAAAACTATTCGGTAATAATGACACACTATTAGAAACTAAATCTATATGCTTACGAGCTGTTTTTTGTGTCATCCAAGACCTAAATACTGTTATATTCCCTATATTAGCATTTATTGTAAAATCGGCTGATACACCTAACGATGTCTTTTTATTTCCTGATATTCTAATATATGACATTGTGGCTTTAGCGTCTTGCTTACTATCAGCAGCGGATTGCATACCAACCAAATCACCTGTTAGCAAAATTGCTGGTTTATCTGACTTTGAGGTTGCTTTACTAGTTGATTTAGCGGAATTAGATGCTTGTTTATTTTCTTCTTCTTTAACCTCTTCTTCTTTTTTTTCTTCCTCTTTCTTTTCCTCTTTTTTTTCTGAACTACCACCGGAAGCTGATGATCCTGAATTTCCACCACCATTACTACCACTAGAACCACCTGAATTTCCACCACTATTACTACCGCTAGAACCTCCCTCTGGTTTATTGGTGGAAGTGGTAGTATTAGATCCAGTTCCGGTTGTTGCCGATACATCGGTAGGTATAGAATTAACTCCTGACGATGTTATTGATGTTAACATAGATCCTAATGAAACCACATTATTGACTACATTATTAGTCACATTTAATACGTTAGTTGTGATTGTTTGAATACCTATTTGAGCACAAGGGTTTCCTTTTCCGTATTCATTATAAACTGAATTAGCCCAAGCGTCAAAAGTTCCGTTTTGAAGTTCTGTTGGTGTAAATGACTTTACTTGTCCGTAATAATTCATTACGATAGGTAAAGTCCCATTTAATCCTGATACATTAATACTTTTAATTTCTTTAGTACAGGGATCAACATAAGAGTATGAAATAGATTGGGCTTTAACGCCTGATATAATTATTAAGGAAAATAATAATAAAAAACTTTTAAGACGACCCACAAATATCTCCTTTCAAATCATAATAAAAATTATCAATTGGGATGTCTATAAATCTGAATACGTCTATACTATATAGTGTTTTTACCTCTATTACCACAAATAAGGTTAAGGATAATATAAAAACAACATATAGATATTTAAGAAAACTAATTAGTTCATTGAACTTATTTTTCAAATATTCCATCTTTAATCATTTTGGATACTACCCTAGAACAAGCTGTTTCTAAGGATTTTCTTGTCGAAATACCAACAGTTGACTGTGCGAATTTCATGTCAAGAGACTTCAAAAATGATTGACCATATTGGGTGGCTTCACCCATACCGGAACCTACTCTAACTTGTCCAGATTCAGCATCAACAAACCTAATTTGTAGACCTAATCTTGTAGTTACTTCTAATTGCTTTTTACCTGTCGTATAGGTTTCTTGCTCATCTACTGAAAAATCATATACTTCAATATAAACAAAATACTTTGCAAGTTTAATTTTACCTTTACCATCTAATTTGTTTTCAGTAAAACCTTTAGCACTTGCTTGGAATTGTTTAACCATTTTAAGTTTGATTTCTTCTTTATCTTCAGTAAATTCGAATCTATTTGTACCTTCTAAGTAATCTAAGGCAATATTTGTAACACCTAACCCTACGTTCTTTTCTTTAAGAATTGGGTATGAGGTAAGGACATTATCACTAATACCGATTGAAAGAACTTGAACAGGAATTGGTTTCCCATCGTAATCACTTACTACTTGTATTGATTGTTTCTTTTCAAAATCAGCTGTGTATTTTTCTGTTCTAGTTGTTCCACAACCAAACATCATAGTCGCCCCTAAAAGAGCTACTATGAAGTTGATTATGATTTGTTGGTTTATGATTTTCATTTCTTTGTTGGTTTTCGTTATTTAAGATTTATTACCAAGGCGCTTCTTCCTTTGGTTCTTCTTTTTTCTTTTCTTCTTTAACCGGTGCTGGTTTTTCTATAACTCTTTCTTTAATAATTGTAGTATTTCCACCACCACTATTATTTTGTTGTTTTTGTTCGTTATTGTTTGATAAATTAATTACAACAGGTGCCGCTGCCGGGGCAGGTGCTACTTGTTCTGTTTTAGTTTCAGCATTATCATCTGAATGTCCGTTAAAAAATGTTGTTGTTAACCAAGTACCCGCACCAAGTATTGCTGTTGATAGAGTACCAATAATAGTTTTCTTTAAACCTGAAAATGTTCCATCGTTCGTGTTTTCTGTTTCTTCTGCCATAATATTTCTTATATTTATATGTTTATTCTATTACATAAATACGCCGTTTATTAGTTTTGCACTACCAATTATTTTACCATCACACTCAACTACTGCTGTATAAGCACTAACTGGTAAATCTGTTAAATTTGCAGTGTATCTGTATTCACCTTTTGGCATTTTACCATTAGTTATTTCAGCAACTTTATGTCCGCTCATATCTATAAAATAAACCATAGTATTATTATTATCAGGAATATTAAATTGAACTGACACTATACCTGTTGAAGGATTTGGATAAACTAATATATTTAAACTACCATTTAACCTTGATATAATTGGAGATGTTTTAAGAACTTCTACTCTACCATCAGTAGGTTTAATACTTAAATCTTTAGCTGTTGAATTACCTACGAATTTACGAGTTACATATAATGGAGAACCATTCCAATCATCTTTAGGTTTTTTAGCGTAAAACTGCATTACAACTACTTCATCACCGTCTTTAACTTTATTTTTTTCACTCATATCTACACCACCCCATTCAACTACACCATCGTTAGGATTTGTAAATGACATCCATTTAGCTGTTGAGTTTAGGGTTTTTACACCTCTAAACTCTAATAAATCTGTATCGTATTTCATTGCTAATTGCACAGCCCCTAATTCTTGTCCGTTAGTTAAAACTGTTACCGGAATATTAACTAAATTACCTTCTTCAATTTTTAATGTTGGTAAATTAATTTCCATTTCATTTAATGAAGCATAATAATCGGTTGTTTGATCTATAATGAAATTAGGCGCGTTTAATGGATTAGTTATTTTAATTGGAACTAATCTAGCCATACGGAAACCTGTTTCATTTACGTCACCTGTTGCCAATACATAAACTGTAATTGAATCAACACCTTTTACGATTGTATATGAATAATTAGCACTTCCTGGAATATCTAATGAATGATTAGTTAAACTATCTGTTGTAATTGTGTTATATTGAACATCTGTAAAGAATCTAACGTCAGGTGTTGTAAATTTGTTAAATCTACCTGCAATTCTATTAAAGATTGTATATACGTCTGAAATAGATATATTACCTGAATTATTTGGATCTGATGAATGGAAATCAAAACCTTTTGGATTTTCAATACCCAATACAAATCTATTAACTTTTTGAGCATCTGCTGTTGTTACCACATTACCTAAAGATAATGTATCACCTTTAACTTCTATTTTACAAGTCCAATATGTAGTATCTACGATAGGGCTAAATACGAATTTACCATCTTTATCTGTTGTATCAACATCTACTAAAGTCCAACTACCACCTGATTTAGGTTGTTTCCATAAACCAACTAATAAGTTTTTAGTGAATGAACCGGTTACGTTTTTAAATGTCCCTGCGAAATTGATAGAAGGTCTAACAAATATACCACCACCGTTAAATTTACTTAATGTCGTATCTTTACCTAAATTAGTTGATGCTATTGTTGGGTATGAATTATCAAATCCTAATGAAGTAATCCCTGTTAAGTATTGAAATGTGTTAGGATTTGAATGTTTGAAGTTTATATTAAATAATTCACCTGACGCATAAGTATAATTAAGATTTGAACCGTCATATACTGTTGATATAGTAATCGTACCTTTATTTACATAGAACTGTAAATAAGAATCTGAACTATCAGGGATAACTAATCTAACTGATGGCTCTGTAAATGCAGTTGTGTCATAAGTAATCTTAAATTGTAAAGCTGTAATTTTACTTGCGGTTGTATTATTATAGCAAAGTTTTACATCTGTTTGGTTGGCTATTGAAGATGAAACCGTGTAATTTGGTTTAATAATAATTGAGTTTCCGTTAGGTGTTGGGCATGTTTGCCCGAACGTAATAACAGATAGGCATAATAATGCCAAAAACGATAGGATTTTTTTCATTTGTTGGTTTGTTTTTTAATTTATTCTTTGTTACCTATAAATAGGTGAAAAATAAATTATGGATAAGGTAATTTATCCATTCTTATCGCTTTACCTGCAGCCCAATTAGTTATATCTAAAGAATCTTCACCATAAAAAGTAATTTCAAAATATTCGTTTAA